GACCACTGGTACCATTATCTTCTGTAGTATAGGCTGACAAGGCAAGTGAATCAGCAGCTGTGATTGTTGGCAATGAGCCACCTTCAAAGGCCATGAGCATTCTCTTGAATGTTTGACTCTCAAGGAAGGCTGAGGACCAGCTAATGCCGCAGTAATCAAATGCCCTCTTTAGGATGTCATAACAGAATACTTGTGGCGGAATATGCTCCACACCAAAGGCATCAGCTGCTGGCCTATCATATCCATAGTCAATCAGTCCATAGTAGTACCCTAGTCCATCCCAGTTGGCTCCAGTCTTGTTGCTTGTTGGTACACCATTCACCTGGATAGTTCCAGCCCATGAATTCTCTTGATTGGCCTTGATTAGTGTATGTGTATATTCGGACCATGACAGCTCATTGATTCTGATCTTGGATAGCAGTCCAATATAGTCAATAGTTTCTGAGATCATGATGATAGAGAATCTCCACATACCATCCATCCAGCTGCACTCAGTGAGCTGACATATACCATTGAACTGCAATAGACCTTGATCATAGTATCTAGCTGTGGCCTTGACAGATGGATCAAAGTTAAGAAATGCGCTTTGAGTATCCAGCACTGGCTCTGCTGCTGTCAAGCTGAATACTTGATACATCAGATATGTGTTTATCTTGGTACCAGGCAAAGTGATAGTCTTGGAATTATTACCTTTCCTACTAGACAAATCTCTGACATCACTGATGTTGTATGTCAATGGGAATGGCAGCCTTTCATCAAGGTCAACTCTTATATCATTGATGTATAGCTCCATCTATCCTAATTGTGAAATGTAGGTGTATGTTCTATCTATCTGTACTTGCTCTTGAATGAGTCCAGCTTTACGTCTCTGCTTAAGTAGGTAGTTAGCATTGGTGACGTTCACTGGCTCAAATATATCAAGGCCAAAATCATTCTGTAGATATACTCTTGGAGATTCATACAGATCCCTCACTAGCCATTGCTGTACCTCCTCATGAATCCAGTCTGAATTCAGAATGAGCTTGTCTTGCACACTTTTACTAACAGTCATCTGATGACCATCACTCAAGTCATATTCATAGCTGCTTCCTACCCATCTCCCAGTTCTTTTGCTGTATCTATTTGATGTCACATCAGAGCTATCCTCAGATAACAAAGTAAAAGTAAAACTATCCCATGCCCCATATTTATTTAGCCAAATCAATCTGCGCCTTGAATATGCACTGCATGACTGATCATAGTATATTCTGTAAATCTCTGAATCCTTTGAGGCATCAGCAGTCTGTTTTAATTGGATGGTGTAGTAGTAGCAGTTATCAAAGTCAGCTTGTACCAATGATGTGCCACCTACTAGAACAGATGGGCCTACACTAACCAAAGGTATTATAAGACCAGTTGCAAGTGCTCCAGTCCATGTAGCTGATGTAATAAGTGTGCCACTGATATTGTATAGACTCACATATCCAGTACAGTTGTCACCACCACTATTGATGATTGATAGATACTTTGCCTCTGAATAAGATACTAAATCCTTTCTATTTCTTGGAAAGTCAGTTAAAAATAAGTCACCTTTGCCACCAGTATCAATGTCATAGTCTTGATAATCCCAGTTTCCAGTAGTAGCATTGGCATATCTGAATGATCCGTTTAGAAAAATGAATCCACTTGTTGCCTCTGAGGATGCAATGATAACCTCAGCTGGTGTTCCATATCTCTCAAAGATTAGTAATGACCAAACATACTCTGTTAATAACTCTTGTCCGAATGTAGCTTGATCAGGATAGTTATTATTCAAGACAGCCCTACCAAGTGCTGATATATTAAACTTGCCAGCATCACCATTCTCAGGGAATACTTGATGAGTAGAATTAAGGCCGCCATTGATATACACCTCAACAATGAATGAGAAGTTTGCTTGTCCAGTATTGTCTGATTCAAAGGTCCATTCCACATTGTTGCAGATAGGCCAGAATGGCATTGGCTCATCTATTATCGTTATTGCCATGTTCTTGTATTTTTTGTGAATGATATTTCAAACATCAACCCAGTGACAGCAGCTAGATCATTAGCTATCCTATCAAGGACCTCATTGCTCATGACATTGGATGTGATATTGCGAGGCTTGATACCATACTTGTTCTTTGTAGCTGATGCTGATGCATAGGCATGACTCAGATCATATCCCTTCCATTGCTGTATTGCCTTTGCATGATTCTTTGAAACATTAGGATACTTAAAGCTGTAAGGTGTTTGAAATTTATTCTGCCCTACTGGATTGACACCCTCATCTTGAAACTTGTAGTATTCATCCGCTTGTATCTCAAATGACAATGCTCCAGTAGGAAAGTATACTACTGACTGAGCTAGTCCTCCAGTATTATTTACGTTAGTAAGTATATACTCTTGGAATTGTGCTGTGACCTCATTGGCAAGACCTAGAATAAACTTCTCATAAGCTGTCTGAGGCTGAGTAAGTTCAGTCTGAGATATACCTAGTGAGTCAAGAAATTGCAGATCATCAGCCATGTCTTTGTAATATGTAATCTTGTTCCGCTTTCAGCTTAAAGAAGTTCAGCCAAAACAATGTCTTTATGTATGGCTGACGCGTGATAGTGTCCACATCTTTGCCAAGCTCTTGCGCCAGCTTGAGGAGGATTCTTGTCCATGTAAACCATTCGCTGTCTCTAAGAGTTTCTGATGCATTGTCTGATTCTGATTCATCAGCCTCGCTGTCTGTATTCCCAAGATAGCGAGACTCCGCCTCTCTGATTCTCGCAAAAAAAAAGCGAAGAAATTCAGAAATTCATCACCAGGAAAGGCCCTCTTGAATATCTCTTCCCTCTTCTTATTGGGATTGATGACCTTGCCCCTATCATCCTCTTGGCAGTATTCCATGCCCTCCTCAATGTAGCATATAGCCAATGCCTCACATGGTGTTGAGCTGACATCCTCAATGAGCTTCATGTCAATGATCTGACCAGTCTCTATAGCACTAAAGTCCTTTTCAAATCTGTATCTCTTGCCTTCTATCTCAATGAATTCAGATGGCTCCTTTGTGCTGTATTGTGATAGCATATTCAGAAGTACACTGCTGGCATTCATGATGTCATCAATGTGAATCTTCCTGACCTTGTTGATTGGCAGTCCAGTGAATATGCTGACAAGCTGTGACTGAAAGTCAAGCATGTTGATAAGTGACTTATCTGTCTGCTGGATGAATGGTGCCAGCATAAGCCATTTAGTTAGCTGATCAGGTCTACACTCTTGGATTGTCTGTGGATAGTTTACATCAATGGTTTTCATGCTCTTAATATTTTGTATTGACCTCTCTTACTATAGTTCTTTTTGCTATGCCATGCCAGTGCTAGTGAGATAACCCCATCATCATGCAGCCCACTTGGTGCAGAGTATTGTACTGACCTGGTATTCGGATTGTAAATATAGGTAAAATTCTCAAGCTCATCTATCAGCCATTGCTCTTCTATTATCTTGATGTCTGACTGCTCAAATGCTAGTGCTAGATCCTCAATGATGATAGGCTTTGTCTTGCTGGTAGTTGTGAAGGGATTGACTAGGTTACGCAGTCTTGATGATAGCATCTCAAAGAAGATATCACCTTGATTGTTGACCTCTATCAATGTGACTGCTTGATATTGCTTGATGATGTCTGCTACCTTGTCAATGATCTTGGACCACTCATCATGCCGCCATCTTCCCACATAGACCATCTGCCCTCTCTCATTCAGTATTGTCAGCACTGTGTAGTCATCTGCCCTACCTATGTCAAGACCAGCATAGCACTTGCCACCTCTCTCCCATGTTCCAGCTGACTGCCTCACGTTCTTGAATAGTCCGGATGCGTTGTCAATGAATTCAGCCATGTATTCTTGGCGAAAGATATGATCAGGCAGTGACCGCTTTCTCTCCTCCAGTTCTTGTGGTGCAATCATTGGATTGTCATAGGATGTGAAGTGAATGTACTTGTATCTGTCATCATAGTTAGGCTGCATGCATAAGGCATGAAAATGATTCTTTCCCTTTGGTGTTGAGATGAATATCACCTTCTTTCCCTTGACCATGACAGTTGCAGATAGCACCTCATTCCACAGCTCAGGTCTTGTGAAGGCCATCTCATCCACTACCATGAAGTGAAAGGTATTTCCTCTGATATTGTCGGGCCGTTCACCACTAAAGAATTCTATTGATGATCCAAAGCCAGTCACCTTGAGATCTGACTTGTTGAATTCAAATAGTCCGCTGTTCTTTGTAGCTCTCTCAAGCTCTGCAAATACTTTCTTACCTTGCTTGTATACCGGTGTTACCCAAGCAATCTGTGAGCCTGGATGATTGATGGCCCAGTACAGAAGCTGATTGATCCCTAGTAAGGTCTTGCCAAACTGCCTACCAATATTCAGAGCATAGTATTTTTCGCTGCCTTGATTGATAGCATTGTGGATGTGCCTCTGATTAGGATGAGGCTTGTAGCCTTTGATAGTACTCATTCATCAAAGTCAAAGTTATCAACATTTCTAGTCTCAACTTGCTGGCGATCATGCATGCCTAATCTGTTCTTGGCATAGAATATTCCCTTGCCCTCATTGCCCACAATATCAACAGCTAAGCCTTTAAAAAGCTCATCTATTTTTTTAATAGTGTCAGATTTGAGTTTGTCATCAGAATTCAACCAAGTGTAATAAGTCTCTCTTACAATACTCTTTTCTTTCCTAACAATAGGAATCCATATTCTAAGGAAGTAATCTATAGTAGGTATATGCCTATCTAGTACCAGGACAATCTCTCCTTTATTGGATATCATTTCTTTCTTATGGGACATGCACTCCTCGATATAGATATGTGCTAGTTCCTCAAGGTGTTTTATGAATTCATCTGAGTATGCCATTATTTCAGTTCATTAATTTTAGATTCTGCCCATGTCTTTGCTGCCTTGCCACCCCATAGAAGGTATGAGATGTATCCACAATCTTCAGGTGTACCATTTTCATAGTAAGTCTCAGCTCTTGATAGATAGCTTATCATTCTTTTGATTGTATCAATTGATAGCTTTTCTCTATTGCTGAGCTGCTGTGCTCTGACCTTACCCACTTGTGTTGCACATCTGTTGCCTTGCTTCTCATTCAGCTCTATCCCTCGTCTAGCGTTATTCACTACAGCATCAGGATAGTCATTATAGCTATCTTGAAATTCTTGCTTTGCTCTTTGCCATGATGACTTACATACTGGATAGCGTTGAGTAGATGGATATTCTTGTGTCATCTTCTCATCAGCCATGCATCTAGTAATGAATTCATTCTCTGACTCTGCTGGTCTTGGTTTAGGTATTGGCATTACTTGCAATATTTAGTGTAAAATGTATACGGCACCACCTTCATCTTTGCCAGGATCCATATCAGTGGCCTATAGGCTTTGAAGTTGTACTTCTCATATTTGGCTCTATCACCTTTGCGAAGGTTAATTAGTGCATTTATTTTTGATTCGTATTCTCCCAGCTTAGTCATATCAAACTCTGGCTTGACATCGAACAGCTCTCTAGCTTGTTGCTTTGTCAATCTGCCTGATCTGACTTGTGCAGAAAGGTATACTATTCTCTTATCAATGCCAAATTTATTAGGCAGTAGAAAGCTACCTACAAACTCAGTGTAAACATTCTCACAATGCTTTCCGCCATAGTCTTGCCATTGGATCAGTCGTTTCATTTCAGCCTCCATTGTGTCTCTATCAAATCCATAGTGGAATGGCCTAACATTCTTGATACCCTTCAGTGCATAGTACAGTTGGTCCTTGAATGTGAATAGTGGATAATTAGTTAGCTCAGCTTGTGTATATGCCTTGTAGACTGATCTGATATACTTGGCATCCATATAGGTCCATGATGCTGGTGTTGATCCCTCAGTACGGAAGTCATGACCATTGAGAATGTACTTGATCTTGTACTTGTGTGCAGTATCGTACATCAGCTTTGTCATGGCTATGTCATTGGGGATATCTGCATCAGGCAGTCCAGCGTAAAGAAATGCTTCATTGAGTTTGTCATATTCTGATTTGTTCACCTGGTAGGTGATTGCATCCACATTTAGCTTTTTGATGAGCTGCTGCATATTGTGCACAGCTTGTGGTGCATTCCAGTTGTTATCGAAGTGGATCACTAGTGGCTTGAGTCCCCAGTAACGCACAGCAGTGTACAGTAGCACTGAGCTATCAAGACCTCCGCTGATGCCCATAATGCAATCGTATTTGTCACCATAGCCATGCTCTCTGATTCTGTTGATAACTCCATTGAGCTCTTCAGGATTTGACTGCTGCTGTAGCTCATCATGTAGATCACAATAGTTGCATTGCTTACTACCTATGACAGCGAAGTCAGAAGTGAATAGGCATCTTTTACATTCTTTTTTCATGTTATAATTATTTGAAAATAGCTTTCGTTTGTATTGACCATGTGTATATTGTAATCAGCAAAGTCTATAGGATTAATATTGTACCAAATATGTTCAGCATCACAATCTTCAGGCTCATCCAGTGGCAAAGATAGCACAAGATATTTACAATATTTGTTGCATTTGTCAATCACCTCAAATGGATTCTCAAGATGCTCTAGTGTTTCTGCAATGATAATCACATCGTATTGACTGGATGGCTCATCTGTTCTGATATCTAGTAGCTGAATGTGATCCGCTTTGTCAGCAGCTTTGTTGACAGCTATCATTGAGAAGTCTGATGCAGTATAGATGCAATCAAACTTACTTTTCAGATATTCAGCTCCTATGCCAGTGCCACATCCAATCTCTAGGATAGTCTTGAATTTTATGTGGTTTAGGATCTCAGACAGTTGCTCATAGATTATCAGCCTATCCTCCTCAATATCAACACTAGCATAGTAGTCATCCCAAAATACCATGCTGTTGGTGTTTATTTTATCCTTTACTCTGCGCATAGTTCATTTTGTAAATCATAAATCTCAGGGAATGACTGAAGGAATGCAATCTGCTCTTTGCCAGTTATGCGTTCACTCTTTAATTTGCCAGTCCAATGATCCTCAAATTTATGTTTATTCTCCCACTTATCTGTACTGATTGACAAGAATTGTATCTCATCTGCATCGAATATCCCAATGGATGCATCACTGATGATTGCTCTGAGCCACATGGCCCAATCAAGTCCGCTGTTCAATCTCTTATCAAATGGCTGCCAGTTTATCTTGTCAAGGAATCTATTGGATAGCATTCTGCCAATACCTATTGGCTCATAGGATCTTGGTCCTTTGCCGTATCCAGTCCAGTTGACAAGTCTGATCTTATCATCCACATCAATGAAGTGACATCCTAGCTTTCCTACCATGTCAAACTCTTTGAGCTTATCTTCAGCCTCTTGGATGTAATTATCTGAAACCCAATCAGATGAGCCAACAAACAGCACTCCACTAGGATTGTATTTCTTAGCTGCCATGAATCCAGCATTCCACTTCGCACCTAGCGGATCATTGGATATCTCTATCCACTCGGCACCTAGGTTGATGCATAGCTCTTTATCTTCGGGATCATGGCCCATGCAGATGACTTTAACTCCTACCTTCTGAAGTCTTGTGATTGTAATCTTGAGCAGTGGCCTTCTGCCATTCACTGGAATAGGAGCTACAATCATGATTTCAATGCATTAAGTAGGTCAGCTTTCTTTGGTGCTGCTCCTAAGTTTAGTCCTCTATCTTTTGCCAGTGCCTTCATATCATTGTAGCTCATGCTCTCATAGTTATATTGTTTTGTTCCAATAAACTGAATCTTAGCTGGTTTGATCTCTGTGTTGATATTTGATTGAATATGGGCAGACAAGTCTCTCATTGCATTCCGTAGGCATGTGCCACATCTTTTATTGAGCACTATATTCTTGTTTAACTTGAGCCACATGGACAGCTCCTCTTTTAGCTCTTCATTCAGTGCAAAGGATCTAGTCTTCATAAATCTCTGCACCTGGCTCATCAGCTCATTTGATATCATGGCTTCATAATTTTAAGTAGTTTCTTCTCTAAGGCTGTGCCTTTTATCTTTCTTCTGAGCTCTCTGCTATTGTGCAGCTCACGCAAAAGTATTGCACCAATCATGGCAAAATACTTGTCCTGATCAGTCATTGCTTGCTCTCCCATGATTGTATAATATCAGCTAGTAAATATGTGATGAATGCTATGCCAACAGTATGCCAGTCGTACATCAGTAATAAGATTACTGAAGTCCAAAAGGATAGGCAGCTCCAGCAGTTTAATGGTTTGATATCAGGGAGTTCAAAGGTCATCATTGCTCTTGATATCCCTAGGCTCGCCAGTATGAATAGAATATAAATCATTTTTAAATTGTTTTATTGCACCATGGATGACTCTGAGGGGCAGATTTGTTTCTGCTTTGATATCTCTATAAGTCATCCCATACAGATGCATTTTGGTTAGTTCTTTACAAAATAGCTCTTGATCATCTTCAGGAGATTTCTGCATGTAGTTATCAAGATAGCATTGATATTCTGATAGGTCATCATCTTCTGTCTCTTTGAAGGCAACATCTGTCTCGAATGGGAGCAGACGTATTGGGGGATTGAATTTCTTGTTGAATTCACTGCCAGGCCATTTCCACTGATTGTAAGCATACCTTGCAAATGTTCTTGGAAGATCGGCCTCTTGGATCTCGTACTTACTGAGTATGATGAATACATCTGAGACAAGGTCACGGTATAGCTCTGATCCTCCAGTGATCTTGATAGCGATATTGTATGCCTCTTTATTCCAAAACACATCCCGAAGTTATTAAATATTTGAATACCTCATTGAGAAATTGTTCTGATACTGGCTTGCTATTACAAAACCGCCATAGCTGTGAATAGTTAAGATCACTATCTTCTGACAGATGAGTCAACTTGTAACGATTGGAGAGCCTCTTGTGAAGCTCTCCTCTCATCCAATCACTTAGGCTCACATCAGAAGGGAAGGTCATCTTCAAATAACTCATCTGCTGCTGACTTTATTTTTTCACTTGTATTCTGCAATACCGGTGCTGGTGCTGGTGCTGGTGCTACCCATGGCTCTTTGATTGCTGCACTCATGTACTTAACTCCTGATTGAGCTGTCTTCACCCATAGTGAGATCTCAAGCTCCTTGCCTTCTACATTGATCTTGCCTCTGTAGTCAGGCTGATTGTCGGCAGTCTTCTTATCGTTTTTGAAGATTGCTCCACTGTTGATTTTCTGTTCCATACTTATTTGTTTCTATAGATTAAATTAATTACCAGTACCCATAAATTTTCTCCTGGTCTCCAAGTCCTCAAGGATTTGATCCAGCTTAGCAGACACCTCATGATATTCCTCATTTGTCAAAGGTATTAAAGATATTTGAGTAAAATAAACCCTCCAATACATTGATTCAGACTTGATATCATATACATGCTCTTGTACTACTTCCATCACTTATTGTTTAGCTTGTTAATATACTGCACATAGAATTCTGATGCATGTCTGAGTCTCTCCAGCATTGCCAGCTCAAGCTCAATGTCACGTTCATATCTGATGACTGTGATACGTTTTGCTGCATCAATATGATCCACTCTATGCAATGACATGTTATCCCACTGATTAAGCAGTCCTAGATCATTTTTAGGATCTGTTGACACCATGCAGTAGATCAGTTCAAATGATGGCCTATGATACAGATACATGTAGGCTCTGCCTTGCCATTCATAAAGTGACTCATCACCATCCTCTGCTGTTGCTGGCCATGTCTCTAATGACCAAGATGTCTTGATGTCAATGATAGCATCATCCAGTAGGATGTCGCATTCACCAGTCATCAGTTCAGTCTCTAGTCTGACCTTGTTCTTTTTGTAGTCAGTGAATCTCACTGCATTGACTAGATCAATGCTGTCTTGCTCTTGCTCAATGCCCTTAATGATGTACTTGTTATTCAGCTCAATATTATAGCCGTAAAAGTCTTGCTTTGCAATTGACTTGATGTAACTCTTTGCTGTTTCTGATAGGACCTCTGACTTGCTTCTAGCGTTTGTCATGATCTTACCTATACTTGATGGATGCCATTTCATATCTCAAAGTTTTGTTTGATGTAATCTTCTGAATTCTCATAGCCTTCTGACTTGTACTTGCCATCAATATAGGCTGTCATTATCTCTAGCTTAGCTTTCTGATAGAAGTTTTTTATCCATTCTGATCTGAGATCGTCACTAATTAAAATCCATTCATCACTCTGCATGAATTCTAGCATCTGTTGTATTGCCATTGCTTTCATAGTCTTGCCTCCTGATCTTTAGTTAATAAATAGTTTGTTCTCAACTCCTCTGCTGTATACTCACCTCTTGCAATCTTAGCCAGTGCTCTGCCAAATGCCTCATCTGTAAGTGATGTCTTAGCTGCTGGCTTTGGCTCTTCTGTTGCCTTACTTGCTGCCTTGCCATCGTCATCTGTTGCGGCCAATGATAGGATGCTGGTCAATGTGTACCTGCGATAGTAAGAAATGGCACTACCTAGCTGCTGGGGATTCTGTAAGTCAGGCAGTTTCATCATTGATTCTACATGTTCACCAGTGTCCACATCTATGATCTTGGTATAGACCATTTGGTCAATGATAGGCTGCATGATGATCAGTCCATTCTCCATCAGAATATTCTCACATGCATCTAGTACAGCGTTGAGATCTGCGTATCTTGAATGATGTGACTGAGCATTCTTGTGGACCTTGCCGATTGCCAGCTTTGCGTTATGCAGTTTTTTGTACATAGGTACCGGAGCTGCACTCTCCTTTTCTTTAACTGTTGCCATAATTTGTGGTATTAAATTTCAACAAATATAATTATTATTTTGAGATAAACAAATCAAACCATTGAATAAATTCATCAAATGACTTAACAATCAGATATGTTCCTCCAGCTTTCTCTATCATTTCTTGATATCTTATCTGTGCTTCAGACTGTCTATCCTTGCCATACTTAATCTCAATCTTCACTGATCTGCCATTGATTGTGGCTGATATGTCAGCAGATCCCTTTGTACCGGTTCCTTTAGTCCACTTGCCCGGCATCTGTCTTGTGCCCTCACCTACCTTCAGCTTGGCTCCTTGCCTCCACATTCCAGTAGTATTGATTCTTTCAGCTTGATAGCCTGATAAGTTGATGAATGAAACCACTGATTTAGTCAGAGCATTGGCTGATGAGTCGGCCCACTTAGTTTTAGCCAGTGCGAATTCAGGCATTGATGGATATTTCTCTTTGAGATGTGCTGTCTCAAGATCAATTAGTCTTTGTTTATTTTCCTTGTTCATAGATTCTATCTAGTGTTAATGTTTTACCTGGTGCCAAAGTTGTATCTCTTGCCCAGTCTTGTTCGTTTACAAATGTAAATTTGTGCTCTTCAGCTGGTAATACTTTCTTCTGCTCTGACAATTTACTGATGAATAGGGCAAAGATTGCAGACCAAGCTAGGATCATGATGATTGATATCTGTTTCATTCTTTCTCTAGTTTTTTAACCCAGTTCTGAATTGTCCTCCTAGATACTTCAAGGATCTCAGATGCTGTGGTGCGATTAATATTTGGATTTGCTTTATACATGGCCATGAATTGATCATGAGTATTTGATCCAGCTGATCTTGCTATCTGCTTGAGATTGTTTTTCTCTTTAACATCTCTTTTTACTAACTTACTCATGTTGATAAAATAATGAGATAGCTTTTCAGCTCTCAATAAACTATCAGTTTTTACTATACCCATCTTGATTGAGTCATCAAATGCTGACCAAATTGTGTTGATTATCAATGCGAATCTTGGGATGTAGCTCTTTTGTTTAGGTAGCATTGATTTCATGTACTCATTCTCATCATCTGAATTCTGAATATCAGTAATCTGATCATGGATCCGTATCCATTCAGCTACTGCCTTGCTTTCAAACTTAGATACTGTTGATTCAATCTCACCTTTGTCATTAAATTTCAACAGATTGCGCTGTATAGAATCTCTAAAGTTTATGACAAAGGATCTATACCATTCAATAATATCCTCTTCAATATGCTTGTTATTATAGTGGTTTACATTTAGCTCAGGATAACTGATGAGAATCCTATCCACAAATCCATTCTCTTTATTGTCACCAGTGGTGAAGTCCTCAAATACTGATGGCTGTATACCGCCTAGCACTGGAATGAATGGCTTGTCAACAAATGCACTCTTGGATGTTTTACGATTCAAAGATATGCTAGTGCCTGACCATGATGATAGCCAAAACTCAAGATCAGATCCTTGTCTGTACTTGTTCATGTCCTTAAACCATCCAGCGAGCTCATCCTTAAATATTCCCACAGCATTGGGGTTCTGCTCATGTAGGTCCACAAGAGCTTCAAGAGTAATATCACCAACAAGAAACTGCTTACTAACTGGCTTTGTTATCTCTTCAGCATATTGCTTTTCTTTCTTATCCAGTGCCTCATATTCTCTCCACTTGGCATATTGCTTCACATATTCTTTCTGCTCTCTGACATTCACCTCTCTCAATGGGAAAATCATCTGATTGATAGAAGGCGTTTTTCCTATACCTGGTTTACCAACTATCGCAATCCATACTGTTGCAATCTCTTGCCATCCTGGCTTGACTTCAATCCTAGCAGAATTACCAATGATAACTGATGCCATCCAAATGAAAGCTGATCCCATGTAATCAATTGACAAACCTAATGTATTGGCTGACTCAATGATGTACTGCTGGATCTCATGAGGAAAGATGTCAAGAGGGAATTGTATTCTATCAATCTGTACTTCAGGCACCTCATTCTTGAAGTCTACTTTAGGAATCTTCCTGGTACCATATCCTTGAGAATAGATATCAGATGCTGCTTTTGTCATATCACCATTGTGATACTTATAGGCATAAATTGCAAATGGTGACAGCAGCTGCTCATTAGGATACAATGTTCCAGTGCTGAATAGATACATGCATCCACTATCCTTGTAGACATATCCTGAATGTGGTGATGTGGCACCATGTCTCTTGATGATGTAGTTTGTGGATGTATTCCTTACAATAGTAAACTCATCACTGATTAGGTCCATTGCTGAATGTCTCAAGTTATAGTCAACCCAAGGTGTGATATCATTCTCTGATGTGGCCTTGTATTCACTTTTTTTAGGAGCATCAATCTTGACATTATCAATGTGATTGAATGTCTTTGATATGGACCAAATGATATCCCTCTCTTGTTCACTGATATAGTCAATCTCATGATAGCTTTTCTGATACAAAAAATTATCATATAGCACCACCATTCCTCCAGTGCCTCTTGATTCAATAATAGCCTCTTTCTTGCCTTTTAATGTAGCTATCTTTGTATTGCCAGCTGGAAATTTACACTTGTACAGAATATGATATCCAGCATTCTTTGTCTTGGCAATTACTACCTTATCAGCGAAGTCCTCAATATTGTCATTGATAAAAGATAGATATTCTTTCCACCATTCTTTCTGCTCTTGCAGTCCGACAATGACCTTGAGATCAACATCAATGCATTCCACATCATTAACACCAGTAACTAATCCATACAATGGTGAATCCAATTGCTCAACCTCATCAGCTGATCTTGCCTTTGTTTGGTTTATTTTCCATGATCCTATTGGCCTTTTATCTTGGTCCACTGGTATTATTGAATAACCCAGTGAGGCTAACTTTCTTAGATATGATTTAGTCATGAGATAAAATATAAAAGCCCCTTCAGTTTTCGTGATGCAGCACTACTAGCCGAAAGAGCCTTCAATAATTTCTTAACTATCCTCTGCATAGGATGTACAAATATAAAAAAAACTTTATTATTCATGATATTAATATTAATTAATTTCTTACTGTGCAAGGTGTGCAATGTGCACACCTAATTTCACACCTAATTTCACACCATTTTCTCAGTGTTTATAAGGGATACAGAGCAAAGTGCACACTTTTCACACCTTTTTTGTTTTTTCACTTTTTTTCTTTGGTAATTTTTTACAAAATATCTAGTGTGCACTGTGCAAGTGTGCAATGTGCACACCTATTATTCATACAGCTGCACCCATTCTGTGAGCTTAGCAATGAAGTCATAGTCCTCTAGGATCACCAGTCCAGCTGGACATTTCTCAATGGGGCAATCAAACTCTTCTCTGAGCATAAAGATATCTTTCTCAATGGATGACTGACTATAATTATCGGATAGGATATGATTTATCCTGGTATGCAGTCTTGTAATTGTGTACGGCCTTTGTTGAAGGCAATATACAATAGCTGACATTCGTCTTAATTTGTTCCTCATAGCAATTCTTTTAAGTCCTCCCTAGTAATGTATCCACTCTTGTCGAGAAAGTGGCTAGAATCGTCTGTATTGAGCTTCAGCGTCAATGTGATCATATTGCCTGATACATGGTCCACGCACATCCACACTTTGTCCTCTTCTATTTGTAGCAGATAATCTTCATGCACTTCCTTGTGCAGCTCATTGATTGTCTTTAGATATTCATAGTCTTTGGCCCTCATCCAAATGTTGTGCTGCTTGAGTCCATGTAATACAGAACAGTGATCCATTCCAAACATCTTCCCAATGGCATCAAGGCTGTGCCATCTTCTAAGCTCTGACCAAAGATAATATCTCTTATATACCAGCTCTCTCTTTCTGTTTCTTACTTTGAGTCCATGCTTCTCAGCTAGATCCATTATCATTGATGTGTTCATATCTCTTGCACTGCTTTAATTAATGGAGGCCACATGTCAGCCTTCTTGATTGCATCCTCTCTGCTGTTAGCTTGCAGCACTCTATACGCATCTTGCCATTTAGATTTGCTGTTTAGCTTGAATTTATATGTGATCTTCCAGGTCTTCATTTTTTCTTGCTTTTATCTTGTAAATAATTAACATGATTGCTGTCCAGGCTAATGCTACATAAACACCCACCCATTCAAACCAATTCCATACACCCCACCAAAATAATACTGTAGTGGCTGCCATGACAAATAATATTGCTGCTGTTTTCATGCTCTTGCTTTTAAAAATTGTTGATATAACTTCACGTTGAATGATGCACTTTTCACATCATCTGATTCTTTTGATTTCCACCATTTAATCATTCTATTGACTGGTGATCTGAATGATACAAATTCATTCTCTTTTTGCTGTGCTTTTTTCATGGTACTTAGATTAAAATTAAACATACTCTTGCTATTTCTGTTGATAGAACTGCATAGGTCTTTAGCAGCATATTGATTTGATCTGATATATTATTGTGCTTGACTAGATAATCTTCATATTCTTTATGTGATATGAATTCTATGCATTGCTTGTAGAATGTCTCTTCACACATCTGCTCATCCTGAAGATCCTGGATTTGCTTTCTGAGATCACTTAATAATACAGTGAGCTTGTCAATTTTTAGTATTTTTTGTTTCATCTTTTGTGGTATTAGTGTGCGTTACCGAGTCGCACCCCTCGTTGGTTTATTATCTTTTTAATATACAATCATCGTAAACAATACTCGCAGACCAAAAACGAGTCCATGTTGGCGGTCTATTTGGTATTCTTGCGTATACTTCTTTGCTTCTTATGGTGTAATAATCATTCTTATCTAATCCGTTTAATACAAGAAGTTCTTGAAGTGCTTTTTTTCTTTTTCTTTTATCTTGGTTTGTTTTTATGATTTTTACAAGTTCATTTTCTTGATCGTTTTTTGGTTCAAAGATGCGTTCCATAGCGTTGTGTTTTTTGTTTTGTGCCTTATTGACCTTACAAATGTACTCAAGTTTTCTATATATGCAAATAGTTATCATATTTTTTTCACATTTTTTTTATTGGGGCACAAAAAAGAGTAGCCATTTCTGACTACTCTCACCTAAATTACCACATTTGATGGCTTTACGAAAAAGCTAGGTATACGGTAGAACCGTTTATCTTTTTGGCCTTTAGTATTTGACCTCTGTTTCCTTTTGCTTTGTAGCTGACATGTACCCAATCAGGCTGTGAGTCATTACCAAACTCCCATATCATCTGATCAAAGGTAATGTTTTCCTTGATATATTCAAATATCTGTGCATTAGTTATCTTGCCATATCTGTCAGCATCAAGATCACAAGCCTCACCCTTGCAATGCTGCGAGCTGGCACTCCCCTTGACAGCACGATTCAAGGCACCGGATCTGTAGCCGGAGCTGATATGAATAGGTACACCAAAGTGCAATCTCATAGGCTCGAATACTTTCTCACATAGGAGCTTTGCAGCTGCTAGATGCTTTGGATCAGTGATAGTATTATCTATGCCTCTGCGCTTAGCAGTATCTGAATGGCAAAACTCTGCCAGTGTGACGTGATCTGATAGATTCATTTTATTTTGTTTTCTCATTAAATTGATAGCCAAATACTACCAGGACAATATTTTTAATTAGCTCAAATAAGCTATCTGACATTTCATCTGTCAATAGTTTTGTTTTAAACGAGACAAGTTTGTCAACCATAAAAAGTCCAAGCATTGCGGCAAGTAATAAAGATACAAATCTTGTAAGCCATGCTTTTTGATCCAGGCTAGAATCAATCATTTTATTAAAATACCAAACACCCAAAGCAATAAAACCAAGAGAGAGCAGCACTCCAAAAGTCATTGTGTATCCGCCCTCTGAATACATTACTATTTATCTTCCTTAGTTAGTTGTGATAATGTAGCTGTAACTGTACCAGCTGCCACCATGTATCCAGCTGCTGTGACAAGTGATGCCGGCAATACCACTGGAGCAGCAACAATAGTTGCACCAATCACACCAAGTGCTACACCAATGCGCTGCACTTTCTTCCAAAACTTTGGAGTCTTAGACTGCCATCTTTCTTTTAGGCTCATATTTTAATTCTTTAGGTAATATACCAACAAGCAGATCAGGATACTTTACACCTGAATGCATATCATTGTCTGTTGTTTGAATGCGATCCTCTAGGCAATCATATAATTTAGATTCTACTCTTTCAAGTTTACCCTCAACGGCATCAAGTCTACTTGTGAAATAATTGAACATTAACACTAGGATGAGAGTCAATAATCCTACCATCCCATTCTTTTTGATTGCTGCTGCAATTGCAATTGGATCCATGTTAAATTATGCAGTTTTGTTCCACTTATCCAGTGATTTTTTGAATAATTACATTTAAATCTCCCACTCTAATATCAGTGGATTGAGTATTCAAAACAAAGATTTCTAAATAATCTCCAGTTGCTATATTAATAACATCTTGAATGGCAAATGGATATGGCTGATTAGGTATTGCTGTTCTGACTGTTATTTCAGATTCAGCTTGTATTGTACCATTTTTTGCAACAGTAACAGATATTACTTGATTAGCTGCTGAACTTTGAACAGTTCCAACAGCATTATAGATAAAATCAGTAGAAATAATACCACCATAAAGCAATCTATTTGATGATGGCTGTGTCCATTTAGGGGAATTACCATTACCTACTGTAGTGGTACCAGCTGCTTTCACCCACACATTCACATTAGGCACTCCAATTGTAGTATTTGTTGTATTGTTGATCATGAAGTTATGACCTACGTTAGATGTATTGCTAATGCCTACATTGTTTATAAACAAAGATTTTAAAGATGTATGAGTAAGTCCATCAAGATAAGTCCCTCCACCTGAAAAGTTGCAATAGTTTAGTATAAATCCATCATCAGGAATTGTAGGAGCTGGATTAGAATCAATAGCTTTCTCTCCTGATAGAATAATAAAAGATGAGTAAACTATTCTAAATCTGCGAGTCACTGTAAGAGTAGGAGCTAAAATAAAAGCTGTTGCTGATGCATTACAATTGAATAAGCATTGACTAGCACCTATTGTACCTATTGTACCATCAAATGTCATATTACCACTATTCAAAAATGCAGAATCTTGCATGATAAAATTAGTATAGTCTTTGACAGTTCCAATAGTAGGGCAATCTGTAAAATTCACCCCGAACCAATCTATTGCTGTAGTAGTACCATCCCCATCAAGATTCAAAGCTACGTTTGCCTCAATTGTAATATTTCTTATTGGCAGTGAATAGTTTGATGTAATCAGTGCAGTTCCAACAAGGCCACTTGATTTTATTCGGCAATTATCAGATGAGCCTCCTAAAATAGTAGTATTAATTCCACATACCAAACGATCCCCAGTAAGATCTATTTCATCTGTAAAGAAATAAGTAACTCCATCGGCCAATGTGATAACTCCAGCTGATGGTGTAGGTAAGTCAGATTTTTGACTTACAAATACAAATGATCCTCCCGATATTGCAGAAATATTATTTTGTTTTGCATTCCAGGTACTTTTTTCTGTATCCGTAGTAAATCTTTTTAAAGCTGATTCTGTAACCTTATCGGCATCAACATCATTTATTTCGTTATCAGTTACAGCATTAGTGTTGATATTCCAAACTGTTCCTGATCCGCTGACAGTAAGATCACCTTTGTTACCATCAGTAACATTCCCTGAATTCTGCTCAAGATTTCTTAGTCTGAGTTTAGTTATATCAAAGAAATTATCCATCAATATATCTTATTGAGTATGAATATGTCACTATATATATTATTCCCCGTAGAAGCTGTACCCCATTGAGCTGTTACATTTAATGTATTAGAAATTGTAGTATCAAATGTTGTATTATTCACTGTATTAAATCCAAATCCTTGCACAGAGGCATTGTTAGTCTTTGTATAATGAAATGCTCCTAAACTTACAATAGATCCTACACCAGCAGCTCCTATAGTTCTAATAGTAAAATCAATATTTAAAGACCAAATATCATTTATAATACTACTCCCTAGATTCTGTATACCACTATCTAATAGAACAATAGATCCTGCTTTAACTCGAATTCTAATATTTTGATTGTTATTAGCATTCATTACACCACCAAATACAGCTCTAAAACTATCTCCTACTTGAAATGCATTTGCTGGTATACTTAATGTACCTACACCACCATTGATAATACTGCTTTCTGAAGTAGTGTTCGTGATTATAGTGCTGTTTGCACTTTGAGCAAAGAGTCCATAAGATACTGTTGATGGCGCACCTGGTATAGTTACTACTGTCTCACCTCCTGAATCAGCAGCTGTCACACCAGCACCAGCGAATTTCAATACTGATCTTTGAGTCAGTGCTGTGCTTTCATCCTTTATTGTCTTATATCCAGTGGTAGTGATATTGATATCTGTAGTTGCCATTAGCTTAGTGTTATATTGATTGTATTATTTTCAGTTGTATTCTGTGTGAATGTATCTTCTAGAACTCCATTGACATACACATTGTAAGTCGTTGTCAGATCACCACAATTTCCAGCTGGAGGATTCCCATTCTCAAAGTCGTAATCATCATATGGGATGGCACACCAATCTTCATTGTCAAATACTCTCAAAGATACTAGCATGGTCCATCCAGCAACCATGTCTTGACCTTGATTGATGAATGGATCTGTGCCTATCTCAGCTGTGACATCTGAAAACTCAGTCCATCTGTACTGCTGTAGTGTAGTCTTGATATCATTGCATATCAATAAGCAGTCTGAATGGACCTCATTTATTTGTCTATAGTTAGAATGATTGTACTTGTCACAGATGGTGATGACAAAATTTACATTCACATATCCAGCACCCATCCCACTAGGCTGCAAAGTTGCCACCATCAGAGGATACTGTGCAGCATCTCTGCTTATAGCATCAAGGAAGTCACCTTGAAAAAACTCATTTATTTGTCTGTGCTGTGTTGCGATCTCTTGCAGCTCCAGCATGATTTGATTTAGAGTCTTTTCCATTTAGGTAATTTTTTAATTTGTCAATTTGTTTCTTGCTTGCAGTGAATTTTTTCATACTATCCATCCAAAAGGTTTATATCCAGTCTGATCCTTAGTCATAGATTCATTGCATGAATTGTCATCACAACATACCAAATACTCAGGATATTTGACACCATTGTCATCTTTCAAGAATCCTATCAATCTTTCTTTGTAAAAATACGCATCCTTTCTGAGCATATCTCTAAGGTGTACAGTTTCTGTATCTGTATTAGCTGTCATTGTCTCATCTGACTGGCGGCCCACAGCTTTGTTAGTCAGCTTCTCATTCAGCATTGCAGCAGCTCTGAAGTCAACAAATGCTACCAGGCAAGGCACCACATAGTCATTCATCAGTGTAAGATAATCCGCTGTCCAGGTACTTGTTTCAACTCTATGCAGCAATGCCTTGTACAAAGGTGTTCCAAGTGCTGGCTGTAGATGAATATCTTGTGATCTCTTGATGCATACAGATAGGATCTTTGTATCTGTATTCATGTGGATCAATCCAAGTTTCTTGAGATTCTCAACAGATAGTAAATAGTTCATGTCTTATTGTTTTTTAATAACTAATTGTTGCACCCAAATATGTCTGCAATATGGTGTACTTACTTGAGTCTGAGGATTTGTATACCACCCACCTCTGTAATTCCACACATTACGATCCACTCTTGAGCTGATATTGTTGATTTCATCCCTTGTATAAAGTCTATTCAATGACAATAGTCTAAGGCAGAAGTCTCTTGATTTAGTCAATACCTTTGGCACACCTGGTCTTTCTTTATAAGTGTATACCACCATGAATTGATCAATAGGAGCTGGAGCTTCATCCAGCAATTGCTTTCCCAAGTCAGACACCTCCCCATCAACAAGTAATTCAAAGTCAATAAGTCTCTCAGTTGACTTGGCAATCTCTTCTACACTAGCACCAGTTGCTGTTGCAATAGATGATGCATCCTCACCAGCAATGAGCATTGATAGAATTGATTTCTCTAGTGATGAAATATTAGCTTTGACCTCACCAATAGTTGCAAACATCATCTGTTCTTTGCTGAATACCTCATCAGATGGTGTATCCCATTCAATGATATTTGTCTTTAGGACCTTGTATTCAGATGAATCAACACCATATTCTGAGAATATTGTGATCTCATCAGCACTGAATTCATGCTTGTGATCACAGCTTGATAGTGTAGTTGTTGGCAATCCTACAATCTTGCGAGCTTGTGCCTCTGCAATTGTTGGGAATGATGCCATCACAATATGTAATGCAGAATCAGATGATAAAGAATCAGATTTTACTCTTTCAACTATGTCCATCAATGCTGATATCTGACTTTTGCTTAATGATTGATTAGCATCAGTGCTCAAGGCTGTATCTACCGGTGTTGCTGTAACTGGTGCCGCTGCTACAATTGGCCGAACATCAACTAGCTTCAATGTACCAATGGCACCTGATAGTTGTACCATGTAATTCATCAGCCATTCAATCTGCTTCTGTCTTGAATTAATGTAGGTATTCTTGTAGATCTCAAACAAGTCATCTGTCTCAGCTGCGTTGAATGATCCATTGGGAGCAATACCAAATAAGGATGGAGCCACCACAGAATGGGCCACAAGAATATTCTGCTGCACTGACTTCTCAGTCATGGCATATCTCTCATGTAGGTTATTCCCATTCAATGGCATTACTGTAGGAGCTTCATCTGCTCCATTGCTGAATGTGATGATGATCTCACCAGCATCCTCCACAGATTGTGTACGGCCCTTGATTTGTTCTTTTATCCTTCTTTCCTCTTCAGACGTTTCAGGCTCACCGGATGCCAGGTTAATTAGTGTACCAGCCTTGAATCCATTCTGTATCTCATACATATTGAATTTAGAGATATCTACATCTGTCTGAATGGCTGTAATACCACCATAGTAAGGAGGCTTAGGATAGATTCCTTTCTCACCTCTTGCTTGCTTAGATGGCTCCTTATAGTACAGAATGAATGATCCAGTGCGATTGTTCTCATTCAGTGCCGGATAGCTTCTGTAATTTGTCTTTTCTGCTGATTGCTGCAAAGCTGACCAGTCATCAGATACATAGTAAAGTCTCTCATCCTCAGTGATTCTGATAAGATCAATATCCATGTGCTCCCATCTCACCACCTTGGTACCTTCTCTGTTCCATGTACCTATCACAGCCATTGCACCAAACACCTCAAAATCAAAGGCCATTCTTTGAGCAATCTCATTCATGTCAAAGTCAGCAAATGGATTGGCAAGGAAAGCAGTCAGATCACCTGATACTGCCTCAAGGCCACCTCCAGCAATGTAGTAGGTTTTATTCTTGATGATACCTTGATGCCAGGCACTACCTTGCAGAAGCTCAATAAGAAAGAAAGGATAGTCATTCTTTTTTCCCCATTTCATAAAGCCTCTTTGAGAATCTTTCTCCTCTATTGGCAATTGATACTGCTTGCTGAATGACAAGCTGGTGATCTTACTCATATATGTTATTTAATATTGTTGTCGAAAATTCATTTGATGGTGAGTCAATCTCATACACATGTGCTCGGCCCTCTTCACATAGATTATCAGCTAGATCAGGATCTAAGTTAGTGCTAGATGTCTGCTCAAATATTCTGTATGTGTAAAAGCCAGCATATGGGAAAGTCACATCCACCAAATCCTCAATCACAAACTCATCAAATCTTGATGTGCTTGTACTGATGTTTGGAAGTATGCAAGTCACAGATTCAAAGCTCTGCTCATGCGTAAACTCAAGGAGCCAATAAGGGGCTGTCAGAGTCTGATATTCCGTTACTGTCACTATCAGTGTTGATGTCTGATATCTCTCGAGTCTTAACATTTATTATTTTTATTTTAGGCTCACTATTTACAAATATATGCAAAAGTCCTAGTTTAATATATAACTCCTCGTTGCCCTCCTCAATCACAAAGTATCTATTCAATAGATTACTCTTGACTTTGGCTCCAATAAATTTCTGATCTATTTTCATGGCTCTAATTT